ACGATTATTAACTTTAGGAACATGGGCTACAGCGCAAGAAAAATAGGCCGTCTAATCGGCTACACACATCATGGCGTATTGTACGCCGAACGGAATCATTACATTGGGAGAGACAAAGGATGAGCATTGTATTTAAACCAAAACTGACATTTAACTTTGCAAGCGGCAAACTACAACCTAAGACTAAAACAGTTTCACGCCCCACTATTTATTGGAAAACAACTGAGTTAAATAATCTGGTAGAATTGCGAGCTATTGGTTTGTCGTACAAAGACTGTTCAAAACTTCTAGGTAGGACACAGTCATCGTGTGTAGCTGCCGCTGACGGTAATGACCTTCACTCTAAGATAGCCAAGAAGAAAAAACAACTAATTGATCAGGCATTAAACAATGACTTTGAAACAAAAACTAGCGCAGGCGCAGCAAATTAACCAGCTAAAGATTGAGATGGCTGCGTATGATGATGCGGTCAAGGGTGGCAGCAAGTTTAGCAAATATTACGAAACTAAATCTGCTGCTATAAAAGCCAAAATAGAGTCTATTTCAACTTAACCCCACCTAGCTTGCCAGACATTAATTTGGTGAGCAAACCCCTCATCCCAAATTTCACGATATATACGCCCAAAATTAAATGTTGATACCATTGTGGCATTGCAGAGAATGACTCAAACGCTGCTGTGACTTCTTCTTGATAGCCAATGAATGACGCTGCAATGGGAACCAGTAACAGGGCAATCATTATTTCATCTAAAAACGATTTATCCATCTGCTGCATTGCGACTAGGTCTAAATTGAAGTCTTGCGTCTGACCGTCATTAGCTAGTTTGTGAGCAGCTTTTGCGCCAGCCACCTTAACGTCTGCCTCTGCCTTAATCGACACCACAGCAGCCTCAGATTTGGCCTTAGCTACTTGGTTCTTACCTTCTAGGTAGGTGCTGCCTAAACTGGCGATTGGATTTAAGAAGCTGAGAAAACTCATTAGTAACTCCAGACAGTAGGCCGTGAATAGCCACTGGCTTGGTCTAGGTCATCTAGGTGAATAAAGCGTGAACCGCCCTTCTGAGCTACACCTATGCCTGTCATTCCGTAAGCTAGTGCCACTTCGATCAGTTTGTGAGCCTTGTCACCGCGTACTGCAATGTCGATAGCCCGTCCAGACGCGTGTGAGCCTGCCTTAGCCTTCTTTGCTTCAATGGGGTGCGTAGGGTGTCTGTAAGCTGAAGTCACCGTGAACGGGAAATCACACACCTTCCTGATGGTATTGATCTTATACATAAAAGATTCATCCATCTTGCACTCACCAGTATGGCTGCATTTTAATTCATCTTCTGTAAAATAATCCATCAGTATTTGCCCTCCCAAACGCGCAGCTTGTCAAACTCACCTGATAGCATCTTGCGCTTAATCACATCATCTTTAGCTGGATCATCCCACTTAACGCCAGCTTCCTTTAGCCATTCGTTAATAAGTGCAGCGTCAATTACACCGACCAGTTTGGATTCTCCAAAATCAGCATTGCCATTTTGACGCATTGCTTCTGCGCGTTCTAGCATTGGATTCCAATCCTGCTGCTTAACGTGGATTAGCTTATCGTCTTGTTCAATCCATTGCTCTGATATTTTAGACATTAGGCATCCTTCTTAGTAGCTTTCTTAGCAGGTTTCTTTTTATCTTCTACTTTAATTCGTGGTGAGCCATAGCCATCATCCATCGCATTGATGGCATCTACTATGGTTTGGTCAACTTCACCTTTCCATCCAGCGTAGCGCATCTCATCAAGCATAATGTTATCGCACAGAACTTCTATTTTTACTTTAGCCATTATAATTCTCCATAAAAAAAGGGATGCCGTAGCACCCCCTTATTGTATCACAAAGCTGTTTAGCTAGTGCTACAGTCAGCGATTAGACCTAGTGCCTTCTCGTTACGAACAACCAAAGTGGCCTCTCCCACAACCTGTCTCATTTCTGAGTCACCTGTTTTAGCTAACGCTTCGTTCTTCATTGGACGCAAAGCTGCAAGTGCCAACTTATTGTTTTCAATAACCCAAACATCTCGACCGCGATTTTCACGCGCAGGCTGGAAGGTCACGCTGCCCCAAGGCGTTAAATACACGGATAATAGGTTTTCCACCTTACCTGCACTACCGTTAGCGCGTTGGTTGTTGTTACCAACAAATCCAAGTGCCACATTCATGGTGAATGCAGACAAAATGACAGTATCGGGCTTTGAGCCTTCACTCCACATGGATTGCATGCAGCTATCAAAATCTGCCTGCGAAAACGCTGTTTGAGTCCCGTCAGTGCGAGCGTTAGTACCGTTGCCAGTTGGGTTAGAACCGCCAGAACCAATATTGGTTACGTTAGTTTTTACCCAAGCACCAAGACCAGCTAGTTTACGGGCTGTAGTAGCGTTACCAGCTACACGCGCTTGGTTAGCCATTAAAGCGGCTTCCATGTCTAGCTTTTGCTCTTGAGCTACTTTGATGATGTTATAAGACATCTCAGAGTTGCTACGACCAGCAGCTTTAACAACATCGTTAGTGGCAGAAGTCACTACAGCGTTCTTAAAGATTTGGGTTGAGTTTTGAAGCCTAGTAGTGGCCGACTGTGCATCAGCAGAAGTATTATCTCCCTCGATATGTGCATTGACTGCGCTGCTTCTCAAGCTATCTGTTTGCCACTCATGTAAAGTGTTGGTTGCTTTTACTTTAGCAATAGCACTTAACAGTGGAGTCTCATCAGGAGAGACGTTATAAATTACGTTTTCTAAATCTTCCCTGATACCTACAGCATCGTAACTGTCGTATGTGTTAGTTGGTTGTGTCATGATAATTCTTCCTAAATAATTTAAATTAACTACTAAACAATAATGCGGCTGCGTCTGCGACACTGCCAGTTTTCTTCAATTTTGACATTTGCTTGCTGTGCTTTTTAGCATCAGTAGCAGGTTGCTTCTTGGTTCCAGCCTTCATTAACGGTCTAGCTTTCTTGAGCTTGGCTTGTACATCACCGCCCCCTTTCATCATCTGATCGTATAGCATCGCCTTATGGAGAACTTTCATGGCCCTATGGTCTACAATTCCACCGATTTCTTCGGCAGTGTAGCCTTCAGCCATACCTTGTTTAACGAGCCTTTCCTTCATCTTAGGTGCTTTCTTAGCATCACTAAAATCTGGAATAGCCTGTTGTAGTTCTGCCATCTGCGACTGCAAGTGGGCCTGATGTGCCTGTCCTTGCTGTTGCTGCATTGCTTGGTGTTGCTGTCCAATTTGCTGCTGCTGGGCTTGGTATGCTCCCATTTGCTCCCTATAAGTCGCATCTGCTTCTATATAGCCTAGCGGATCTGCGTTTAACAAATCCTTGCTAGGTGGAGTTGGTTGCGATATTACGCCCTGCTGCTCTACCTGTTGCATAAGCTGGTTAAGCTGCTCACGCTGTTGGTTAAGACCGTTAAAAGCCTCTTCCGCTTGCTTGCGCTGCTCTGCCGCTTGCTTCATGCCATTTTGAATATATTTTTGTCCACTGTAGCTTTTGCGTAGATCATCTAGGGTTACATCAACATTCTCACCGTTAACTTTTACGGAGTATGTATCAGGCTCAACTTGATCGGCTGGCTCATCGTCTGACTCATCATATTCATCATCATCGTCATCATCTGCTTCAGCATATTCTGCGTCATCATCTGATTCTGATTCTTCTTCAACCTCTTCCTGTTCAACCTCTGCTACTTCTGCTTCGGGTGCTTCGGTTTCGGTTGCTTCTGACTCCATTGGAGCCATCAACGCATCAACTGCATCTTCTATGCTTTGGTTAGTCGTTTCCACGGTACTCACCTATTTTTTGCGTTCTTTCATAACCTCATTAGTGATTGCACTTTTGAGGATATTTTCAAACTGGTTTAATGCCTGCGTCATTGCATAAGCATCTTCTCTAGTTTCCGTATCGGATTTGCTAGATTTAAAGAACTTTTTTACCTGTTCTTGTCGGATTATATCAAATACTGTCGTAAATGTATCATCTTTGAGTAAATATTCTGCTTGAGCCTTTAAGATCATATAATGTTGCCCATTTCATCCCGTGGGGCATTCTGCATCACCCTGACACGCTCAACGTCAACTGCCGTACCGTACTGGCCTAGAATCTTAGCAGCCTCCACAAGCAAGTCTTGGTTCATCTGGTCACGATCTAAGTCATTAGATGACTGTAGCTCACGATACTTGAGTTGCAATTCAGCCAGTTCAGTACCCTGCTTAGACTGCATCTGAGCCGCTTTAACTTGCATATCTGCTTGCATCTTGATCTGATCGCCTTGCATCTTGCCCTGCAACTTCATCTGCTGGCCTTGCATACTGGCCTGTGCCTTAATCTGCTCTGCTTGGATTAGTGCCTGCGCCATTGGATCGCCCTGCTGACCTTGCTCTAATGCTGCCTGTTGAGCCGCTTCTGCTTCTTGAGCCATCTCAGCCATTAACTGCTGCTCAATCTCTACGGTCATTGGTGCATAATATCGGTCAACATTCTTAAACCCACTCAGTGCCAATGTGTCTGCTAACGTGTTACGCATCTGTGTCATTGAGACTAGGCCGTTCTTAGGGCCGTAGGTCTGCCAAATCTGCTGTTGAGTCTGGAACGTCTGCATTAACGCTGCTGCTTTAGCATCTTCCTGACCAGTGCCTAGACCGACATTGATTTCCATGTCCATGCTGGAATCCCACACTGATGGGTCAACACCCACAAATTGCCCGTTCAGACGCATCATTTGCTCGTCTGGGGAGTTTTGTATGGCAACGTGCAGCATTAGCTGGAATAGCTTCTTTGCGCCTTCTGCAAGGTTTCTCGCCATTACCTCGACCTGTCCAGCACCAGCTTGTGCAGTAAGTGCCGCAGCAGTAGCAGATGTATTCTGCAACATATCAGCATTAACGCCCATAGACATTTTACTAATACCTGTCTTCTCTTCAACCAACATATCAAGATACTGCAATGCTGGTAACGTAGAACCTGCAACAAAGGGAACCGTTAGTGGGTTAACAGAGCCAATCTGCTCACTACGAATAATTGCACCCACTTCGTTATTAAGTACGTCATCCATCTCCACCATGTCTTCCATTACTTCTAGTCGTGGTGAGTTGGTTAGGGCTACGTTGTCTAAAATGCCGCGTAGTACGCTGGTGGTGGTGTCTTGGTCATGTAATACCAATTCAGCCAAAGAGCGTCCATAGAAGGCGTGTGGCTCTGGGTCAACTTGGAAGTCAGCAAATGGTGCTTTGTCCCACGGCTCCATTTCTAATACTTCGTAATCAGTGCCGCCACACAAGAATTTATGTAATGTGGGTACGCCATCACCCTCTGCGTCTAAACGCATATAAGCCTCTGTGACCAACACTAGACGCATTGATGGGTCATTATCCACATCCTCATCGTCTTGGATAGTCTCACCAAATCGCTGTATCTTTTCAATATTGCCAATCAAAGAGTCGTTATCTGAGCCGTTAAGACCATCCACAACGTCTTGGTCAATACCCATAGCCACAAGATCGCCTGCGCGTTTCTCGCTTCTGTGACAGCAGATGTAAGCATCATCAATGGATTTAGCCGAACCATCAATGAAAAATTCCTCTGGTGGGATGCCTTCGATGACCATCTCACCTTCTTCATACTTATGAGAAATGACCATGCTGTGGACGTTACGCTCAACGTCTAAGCCAAAATCATCCATCTCCATCTCAATCTCTTGTCGATGTTCTACAACCTCTACGCCTTCCTTGCTGACCAGTACCTGCACTTCTTCATCTGACAGGTTCTCGTAGGTGTAGGATTTGGCAATAGTCTCAGTATTCCACCAGACCTTAACCAGACCGACCTTCTTAACTAGGGAGTCATGGATAGCATTACTAAGTACGTTGTAGCCACCAGCCTTGTTAAATACCCAATGGCAGTAAGCCGTTGCTTGTTCAGCATTAGCCACATCTTCTGGGCCTTTAGGCGTAAACTCGACAAATTTGTTGTTAGACATAAAGATTCGCATCAGGCTTGGTTTAGCACCACGCACCACATCACGCACCTTTGTAGATACAACTCGTGAGCGACCTTCTTCATGCTCTAAGTCTACGTTGCCATCAAAGTAACTCTGAGCGCGTTCACGCTGGCCTGCAATGTCACTGTCAACGTAGTCAATAGCACTTTGTATCGCGTCTTTAATTGCGCTTTGAATATCCTGTTCTGTCATTTGTGGCATTACATTGCACCTTCTTGCGTTGTACTTTCTGGCTCTACTTCACTAAGCAAGCCTCTCATGCCAAACTCAGCAGCCTTGCCACCTGTATAGCCGCCAGCACTCTGACTTCCAGTAGTAATCATATCAGTCAACTTTTTAATTCTAGCTTGTAGTTGAGCCATTTTACCACTATCTGATACTGCATTCTTAACAAATTGTGGGTCTTCACTTAAAAGAACTTGTGTTACCTGACTGCGCTGACTATCTGTTAGATTAGGAGCAAGTGCTTTAATGGCTTTCGTGGCTACGCTTACCGCAGCAGCAGGGTTTCCATATGACAAAGCTAATAATTCATCTGAGCCTACATTTAAATTTTGCTGCTTGCCTGCTGCTCTGGTTAATTCTGTAGTTGAGTTTTCAACAATTTTTTCATAAGATAGCTGGGTCTTACCCTGTAATGCTAACTTAACAAGTGCAGACTTCTGCTTATCTTCTGGGAAGATGTTAGCAAATACTCTACCCTCTCTCATTTCTGGATTAGCCATTTTAGCTAAGAAACGCTTAGATCCATTAGTTGCCATTTTTTGATTAACAGCAGACATTACGCCTTCACGGAATGCACTTATTACAGCTTCGTCACCTGATGCCATAATACTCTCTGTAAGCATTTCATAGCCTTCAACGTCACCCATAAACGCTTTTTTACCATTTTCAAAAGCGTCCCTAGCTGATGACATTCTTGACCATCCAGCGCGAGTGTCTTTTAACTCTGGGCTAAAATTATCAATGTTTGTTCTTAGGTTATCTTCCAATACTGATATTTCACCGCCTATAGTACCCCTACCTTCTTTATACGCGTTTTTAGCTGATTCAGTAGCTACTCGCCTAATCATTTCAACATCTTCTAGGGTAGGAGTCCTAACCATTTCAACAGCACCATCAGCACCAGTTCTAAATAGTGGAACTATATTTCTTATACCGTAAAGTTTATTCATTTCATCAAGGGCATTAGGAAGCCTGCTAACTACTTCTAACGCCTGCCTACTTAAATCAGGAGTAACTTCACCAGCTTCTAAAAATACTTTTTTATACCCAGCACTTTCTGCTTTCTTCCAATCAACTTCCTTCATTTTGGCAATCTTCATCACGTTCTTGTCTGTGCCACCAGTTAAACCAATCTGAACCTCGTCTTTAGCTACTGTCCTTGCTTCGTTAGCCCTACGCTCCACGCCAGTTCTTATAATAGACTCTGACTCACCACCTTGAGACATATAAGACCTTACTGTGCTGTGCAGGCTTTGATTGTCTGACATGG